CATCAATCCGCAACATCGTGCCCTTATCGCTAAGGGTGATGTAAAAATCATTGGTTTTTGGATGTCCCTCTTTGGGCTCTATCGGGTGATAGAGTTCAAAGGTGCTCTGAAGATCAACACGATCACGAAACCGGGGATTGATATCTCCAAGTTTCGTGAGGGTTGGGTCCTGTGGATACCCGACTTCTATCGGCGTCTTCGGTTAACTACCAAAGACGACCTGAAGTTGGATCCTTCTAAGACTCTAGATCCGCGTTTGATTCCACTGATACGGAAAGCTTCCCCGAATTCGGGGGGCTTCGCCTCAGTAATGGGGCTTCCGTGGGATATCGCAGCCTTTGGCGCGGATCCTGAGATGAAGCGGGCGCTACTGCGCTGGCTGAATCTCGTCGATGGTCTCGAATTGAGCTGGGCGCTTAAGAGCTTCTGGAAACTCTTTCACCGACAGGCTGTTGCCTGCTGGCGGAGTAGGGACTGGGGCTCTTATGCGCTCGGAGAGGGAGGGCAACGGACTCCTCTAACCCTTGAGCGGCGTGGCTCGCCACTTCGGTGGCTATCTTGGTCGACTAGACCTGATAAGTACTCGGAAGAGTTACTGAGTCACTACCTCATGGTCAAGTGGGGGAAACCGTTGTCTTTCGGGCGGCTAGGATTTAAGGAGGAACCAGGCAAGATCCGAGTCTTTGCCATGGTGTCGCTCATAACCCAGACGCTCATGCACCCGTTACATGAGTGGATATTCTCGAAGTTGAGAAAAATCTCGACGGACGGAACGTTTGACCAAGGTCGACCGGTGGTCAACCTTATCAAGCGGTTCAAAGAAAGCGGCGAATTCGTCGCTTCCTATGATCTATCGGCGGCTACAGACAGGTTACCGCTGCAATTGCAAGTGGACCTGCTTGTACCGCTTTTGGGAGCTGAGCTAAGTGCCCTGTGGGCTTTTCTATTGGTCGGAAGACCGTATAGATTGCCTAGGATAGCGAAAAGCTACAACCTGGGGTTCGATAGTGTGAAATACGCTGTCGGACAGCCTATGGGTGCATTGTCATCGTGGGCGATGCTCGCCTTGACGCATCATGCACTCGTACAATACGCAGCTTCGAAAGCGCACCCTAACAACCTAGGTTGGTTTGTTAGGTATGCAGTTCTCGGGGACGATGTGGTCATTGCTGATCGCACCGTTGCTGCAGAGTACCTTCGGGTCATGGCGGCGATAGGCGTGGAGATCGGGCTAGCTAAAAGTCTGGTCTCTGTGACTTCGTCGCTAGAGTTTGCTAAGCGAACTTGGATCCGGGGGCGGGAAGTTAGTCCAGTGTCACTAGCAGAGATGCTAGTGGCCCTACGTAATGTAGGTGCTCTTGAGCAACTGATACTAAAGTGTAAGAGATTTGGAGAGATCCGACTCTCGGCCGTAGCACGTTTTGCAGGTTTCGGTTACCGAAACCTAGCGCGACTGCCAGTCGCGTTGGGATTAGGGAATCGTCTCAGCGGGCTCATCGGCTATCTTGCGCGACCAGGTGGAGCATGGTCCATGCCTATTGAGGCTTGGCTGTGTTCCGTTAGTCCTGGTCGTGGCGGTGACCTTGTGGACACGAGAGCCTGGATAACATCCGGGCGATTGTGGAAGCAGGTCATTGGAGGCCTACTGAGACAAAT